TACAGGAGCAATGGATGATGGTACTCTTAACAATTCTTGTGCTTGGGTGTACATACCATTTACATCAACCGATTGGACTGCTAATGGTGAGAGGTTCCACTTCGCTCAAATAATATATGCACAACATCAAATAATTAGTTCAGCATTTAATCTAATGACTCCTATCATTAAACGTGAGAAGATGACTGCTATTGCTAGGATTAAAGCAAATTGTGTTATGAGAACTAGTGAGTTGGATGTTTATGATGATGAATTTCATACAGATTTTACAGGTACTTTAACTACAGGAATCTATTATATAAATTCAAATGATGGATATACATTATTTGAAGATGGTACTAAATGTGAGAGTAGAGCAAATAGATTTTGTAGATTCCCATGTGAGACAAAACATACAGCAACTACATGTACCAATACCAATCGTAGATTGTTGATTAACTTCAATTATCATGCATGACATTAAGCAGTTAGAGTTGCATGTAACACATGCATGTAATTTTACTTGCGAGGGATGTTCACACTATTCTAATCATGGTCATAGTGGTAATATATCATTAGATGACATAGAGAATTGGTTGTATGCTTGGAGTGAGAGAATAAGACCAAAGACATTAACTATACTTGGTGGTGAACCAACCTTAAACAAGGATTTACCTGAGATTGTCTATATGGTTAGAGCAATATTCCCTGATCCTTTTACTCATATAGATGTTATATCCAATACAACTGGATTACATTTACATCCCACATTACCACAGATGCTTTTAGCAGCAGGTGCTACTCTAGCAGTATCAGTACATAGTAAAGAACATCCAAACTATATCAAGAAGTTTAAGAGTGGGTATAAACTTGCTAAACAATGGAAGAATGATCTTGGTGTAACTGTGGAGTTTTGGGATACTAATAAGGAGTGGGTTAGACAATACAAAGGATTTGGTGATACAATGATGCCATTCGAGGATAATAATCCTAGGAAGAGTTGGGAGGTTTGTATCTCAAAGTATGCGATGCAGTTGCATGAGGGTAAACTATGGAAGTGTCCAGCATTGGCATATTTACCCATGCAAGCAAGGAAGTATAATCTATCAGAGAAGTGGGAACCATACTTAAAGTATAAACCATTGGATGTGGATTGTACTGATGATGAACTGGAAGAGTTTTTAAATAGAGAGGATGAATCAACTTGTTCAATGTGTCCGATGAATCGTGATGTATATACCAAACCCGATCCAACATTACCTGTAAGACATTATGAGAAACTATACGGAAGAGTATAATCTCTTTAAACTTAATCACCCGTTTATAAATCTGTTTAGTATTAGTGATAGACCTGAGACTAAGGATTGGTATGATCAGGATACTGAAGAACGTGCTAAGAAGAATTATACTCCTGAGTGGAAGTATGCTACTAAACGTGTAGAGTATCATGTTAACTCAGATGGTTATCGTACAAAGGAATGGTCTAAGATTCACTGGAAGAAGTCCATAGTTTTACTGGGATGCTCCTATGTGTATGGTGTTGGTGTTGCTGAAGATGAAACTATATCACATCAATTAGAGAATATAATAGGTCATCCTGTAATCAACATGGGTGTACCTGGATCTTCACCAACATTTACAATACATAATCTCTCATGTTTACTATCACGATATAGTCCCAAGGGTGTAGTTATAGGATGGTCTGGATCTGGTAGAGCACCATATTATTCTGATCAGGTAATTCATTGTGGTAATTGGGCAAAGGATATTGCAGGTATGGGATTAGCATGGAGATATAATAAGAGTCATGGTGAGATAACTTCTCATTTGTGTAGACAGATTGCTCAACAGTTATGTCATGATACAGCATATGCTGACTTCACTCTCTTTAGGGATAACCAGATAGGTGCAGAGTACATACCACAAGTGGATTATGGTAGAGATATGGCACATGCTGGGTGTGAGACTTATAACAACGTAGCAGAGTATGTTGCTGGACAATTAGTATTATGATATAATCTTGGGTAGTTAAGGATAGTTTATGGGAACTAAGCAGTTTAAGACCACTGATAAGAAAGGACGGGAGTCCACTTGGGAGTGGGAAGAGACACCTGAGTTAATCAAAGCTCTTGAGGTTCTTCATAAAAACAGTGATTCAACATCTAAATCTAAAGATGGATAAAGCACCTCTAAATATGGAAGAACTGACTGATGCTGCTGATCAGTTCTTCCCACACTTCGATTTTGTTATGACCAGATTACCAGAAGGAACATCTGTTAAGGATATTCTTCATGTAATGGATGTCGTTGCTGACATTGGTTATAGTAATCGTGATCGTAAAACCAAGATAGTAGGATTTGTTCACTGTGAAGATCCCGTGGAATAGGTTTGACACCTATGATTTTTGGAAGGCAGTCTTCCACAACATTACCAAAAGTAAAAATGAGATTCTTTTTAGACACCGCAAACATAGAAGAGATTGAGTCACGTTATGATACAGGACTTATTGATGGGGTAACAACAAACCCTACCTTGATACTTAAGTCAGGTCGTACTCAACAAGATGTAATCAAAGAGATTGCACAAAGATATCCTGCTATGGAGAGTATATCTGCTGAGGTAGTCGCTGAGACTGCTGATGAGATGATAGCACAAGCAGAGACTTACTACCCAATCTCACCTGCTGTTACTATTAAAGTTCCATGTACAGTTGAGGGACTTAAAGCATGTAAGAAATTGAGTGATAATGGTATTCCAACCAATGTAACACTGGTATTCTCTGTTGCTCAAGCATGTTTAGCAATGAAGGCAGGTGCTACATATCTCTCACCATTTGTAGGTAGACTTAATGATAATAGTTTTAGTGGTGTTGAGTTGATTAAAGCAATATGTGGTGTTCAGAAGGAACATAAGATGGAGACTAAGATTTTAGCAGCATCTATTAGAGAAGCACACCAAGCATCACGTTGCTTATTGTATGGTGCTCATGTTCTTACATTACCACCAAAGACCTTTGATAATATGTACAAGAGTGTACTAACTAGGGAAGGTCTTGATCTATTCAATCGTGATTATGCTGAGGCAAGTTTAAATGTCTAAGATCTACGAATCCCCTGATGGTGGCAAGACTGTCTACGTTAGGGATACTGATACTCCAGACAAAGAGAGAGAACTCTTATTTGATTATAAGTTGATGGATGCTGAGTTACAAGCAAACTCACCATATAATGATGGATGGACTCAAGAGATGTATCGTGAATATGCATTAGAGCGTAGGAAGGAGTTGCAAATGCCTCAAGTTGAAGAGGAACTTTGGCCCGCATGGATCAAGATGAATTTAACTGAGGAAGCAATGAAGACGTATGGTAGTTGGAAGGCAATGCAAGATGATGGATGGGAATTAACTGATGATGGGTTCTGGTTTAATGACGGATCTAGAAAGGTGCTAAATAAAGAATAAAGGAATAACATTATACAATGTCGGCAATTCTTACAGCGACGGGTGTCACTTTTGGTGATTCTACCTCGTTAAATTCTAAATACGCTGTTGTTGAGCAGGGTGCTGCTATGGTATTCTTCCAAGCAGCAGCTCCGACTGGATGGGTTAAAGAGAACGCACATAACGATAAGGCATTACGACTTGTTAATGGTACTGGTGGTGGATTTGGTTTTGGTGGTACGTCGGGTGCAGGAGGATTGACCTTCTCACAGGTATTTCCAAATTCTACGTCTTCACTGGCAGTACCTTTTAGTGCTACTACAACTGTAACAGGTAATGTTGGTGGTACTACTTTAGGAATCTCTCAGATACCTGATCATACTCATAACTCATTGACTGGTGGTGCTGCTAGTGCTTCGGGTGGTGGTGCTCAATTCAGGGTTACAGGTAGTGCTCCTACTGGTAATGTTGTATCTCCTAGTGGACAGATAGGTCAACCACATGATCACCCCTTCAGTGGACAAGCAACATTTACTGCTAATGGAGCAGGTCAGATTGATCTACGACTTCAGTATGTTGATGTACTAATATGCACATTTAGTTGATATGGCAAGATTAACTGCGAATGGGATACAATTTGACTTAGCAGATGCTAATAACTCCATTAATTCTTATTATTGGATGTATCCTGCTGGTACGCAGAAGATGTTTTGGGAAGCATCTGCACCTACTGGATGGACACAG